CTTGTATATCTAACAGAGGCTAGCGGACCGTTTTCTCCATAATCAACTGTGTAAGCACAGATGCGTACAGAATTATCATTCATAAGAACCCCTTAACTCCTTTGGAACGTAGTATCTATTTTGCTCTAACCATAACTTCAAAATAAATGGAGGGTAAGTGTAAACAGTACCGAAAGTTTTATCAAAAGTAGAACCTCGCTCTACTTTGTACTTTCTACATAGGTTAGAAAGCTCTTTGCCTATCTCTCCTTTACGAGTTACATCCCAATTTGATCCTGTAATATTCTGTAAAGCTCTAACTGTCATATATTCTGTTATTTTTTCTTTTTCAGCTAAACGAGCTACCTGCAATTCAGTCTTTTGTTGTCTATCGTCCAAATCGTTTATTCTACCTTCATGCAGTAAAGCACTCTCAGTTAATACGGGGATTGATTGAGCAAGTATATGTGAAAGCTTCTGTAACCTAGAAGCATTGCTCTGTGGTCTTTCAGTAAGACCACCAGATTCTTCTGACATAAAGTAGTCCGTGTGTGTGTTATTCATTGTAATACTCTATCGCTATATATCTATAATTTGATCTTTTACAACCATATCTAAGACTTCTTTAGGCTCTACTTTCCACATGTTCCATTCGTCTTTTCCTTGTGTGCCAGAATTATTGCCAAAACCTTCATCCGTTCCAGTGGAAGAGTTTTCAACGATATTGGGTTTTGACAAAACCTTATTGCTGCCAAAACCTACTTTTTTGGGGGAGGTTTTGACAAGAGGGGGGTTTTGACAATCCCGATTGTCGTTGAAAGTCGTTCCAGTATCTATATTTTGAGGTTTTGACACACTTTTTAACTGACTATCAGGAGAAGTACCTTTTTTCACTGGAACGCTAAGAGCTTGATAGTACTTAGCAGGTCTTCCACCTCTCTTACCTGTAATCTTTGGACCGTTCACTTCTTCTATTAATTTTTGATCTTTAAGTCTCTTAATTCCGTGTTTTAGTGCTGTTTTTCTATGTACCCCACCTACCTGTTCGTTATGTACTAGATCGGCAATTGTATATGGTTTAATATTTGCTCTCATAACCTTCAATATTGCTTGAGAGAAAGCATTAGGACAGTCAAACGTAATTGCATTTTCTGTCTCTGGGTAACTAGATATTATGTATGTGTAATCAAGTTGCAAATTAAATAGCATTTTCATATCTGCTCTGTCGTCCCTAGATTTTTTAACTTTTACGGAACGTGTATTAGCCCCGACACTTAATTCTGCGGCTTCTGCACTTTCCATTTTTCTCATATTCCAGCTTTCATCTACAGAGTTCTTTATGGCTGTAGTACCTCTTTCTGATCCATCCTTATTGTTGTGGTGAATAATAATTAGAGAACAAGGAGGGAACCCAGTTTCATTACCATTCCTACTAACAAGCTTCTTTAAAGGCAGAGCATATTCTCTAGCATTTTCGTTATAAGGATTACTCTTATTACAACCATCCAAACTATCAATAACTATAAGGTCATACTTGTTCTTCTTTTGTAGCTTTTCAAATCTTGAGTACCACTGCATATCCCACTCTCCAACTACCTCTACATTCTTCTTATTCTTTATATTTACCTGTTCAAATTGTCTTCTTAAAACTCTCTCATTCTGATCACCATTAAGCCACAAAACCTTACCCATTGGAACGTTTACTTTATCCCCATAAACCTCGAAAGGAATACCATCCGCTATATGTTTAGCGATAGTCATACACATCGCTGTTTTACCTGTTCCACCATCAGCATGTAACAAGAGTGTCCAGGGTTTAGGTAGTAATCCAGGTATTGTGTATTCAAAAGGAGTGTCATCTAATTCACCTATACTTTTTGGTTTATGTCCCTTAGTTCTTTCAAATAACTCAAAAGATTCCGCTAATTCTTCTATCTCAGCAGCACTTCTACGTTTACTCTCAATAGCTAACTTGTGTAATGCTTGATTCCTGTAAGCAGGGTTCTCATTTACTGGATCGTTATCTATCTCTACATAGCTTTTAATAACATCTGGGCCATCAGGAATTTCTTCCTTAAATTTAAGAGGAATAGCAGAAACTTCTTCCACTAATTTATCTAAACCGTTTTCTTTTAATCTCTTTCTGTCTGGGTCACTTTCATCTGCAAGTCTTATCAAACTACCCATATTTAATCTAGTTCCATCATTTCTCCAAGTTCTATACCATCTGTCAGCACAGGGATCTTCCCCGTTTTTCCATACATCTTCATAGGCTGGATCGTTTTTACTCCAATCTGTCCAAAGCTTTAAACCTTCGTCTCCCCCTAATTCATTATTGATCATTGCCCCTATTTCCCACCAATAATCCTCTTGACCTGGCCCCTTGTATCCAATAACACTTAAACAACTGGATATAATTGCAACTTTCTCTTCTTTACTTCTCTTAGACCACCTGTTATCTACATACTTAATATCAACCTCAGTGTTCTTTTCTCTATACCTTTCTTTCATCCGAGCAATCAACCAATCAGGAGCAACAGGTATGTTATGTAGATCTCCTTTTAGTTCATAATTACCCTCTCCTGTGTAGTACTCACCAGCAATAACACCCTGACCACCCCATAAAACTTCCCATCCCTCATAGCCAGCAGCAGAGTGACTAAGTGACGCAACCTCTAACCAATTTTCTTCTGGAACGATGAATAAATATTTAGCAGCGTTTTTCTTAGGAGAGATAACAACAGGAGCTTGATCTAAGTCTTTACCCCATTTCTTTTTTATCGCACCTAAGTTTCTATCTACATCAAAAATTACCAATCCATCAGATTTAATACCTGTAAATACACCAATAGCTTTAAAAGTCTCTGGTTCTTTCTCTATCTTTAATGCAGACTCCTTTACGTTTAAACGTATTTTCCACGCCTTTCCTAGAGGTGCTTTACCACTAGCAAAAGTATCTGGATCGTTTTCATGCTTCTTAGGTAGTAGAACACCCTTTGCATATATCGGACAGGTAGACCAATTTAAGGGAATATCAGGGATGAAATTTGTACTACTCATGTGCTACTATACCTTTGTAAAGTTTAATTTTTAACCCTGTCAGGTATAGCCAACCTGAGAGGGTTTTTTCATTCTAACCCATAGACAAACAATTGTCCATGTGCTACTGTAATAGAGCAATTAGGCAATTACGCCACTCTAAAACATGCCACTCATTTCCAAACGTCTTCGTGACTCATCATCCACAGGCAACTCAGGCTATTTAAAACCATCCGACATCAAAGATGGGGATAGTTTACGTTTCTCTTTGTTATCTGAAGATGGACTGGACTATTACATTTTCTGGGTACAAGAAGTATCAGGAACAGGTAGGAAGCCTATCCGTTGTGAAAACGATCCTTCTCCTGAAGATATTGATTCACTATTAGATCAAGCTCAGGAAAGATGGGGTAAAGAATATACTCGCCCTAATAACAGAGATGCTTCAGGCCAAGATCCTATAAAGATGGCTTCTTCTGTTCCTGTGTATAACTACAGCACAAGTTCTGTTCAAGTACTTGAGTGGAGTCAAGCAACGATTACTCAAGCACTAGATGAGATAAGTCAAATGGAAGACTACAAAGACTGTATGACTGAAATTGATCTAGTCATAAAGAGAACAGGACAAGGTAAAGAAACTAGATACAGCGTTAATGCTGTTCCTAGAAAGAAAGGTGCTACAGCTTCCATTGAGCTTGCCTGGAAAGAAACCCAAGAAAGAGGTTTCGATATAAGACGCTTGCTAGATGGAGGAGACCCTTTCAAAGCAGCAGCTTAAATAAACAAGGGGTCGCACAGACCCCTTTCTTTTTTAGCCCTTTTGCTATATATTAATTATGGGAACGTGTATTTACTCACCATTAATGGGAACGCTAGATAAACAAGATGCTCTAGCGGACCTAAGACACTGGAAACTGGAACGAGACGACACTCAAACTTTATATCCACACAGGATATATCGAGATGCTAAGAAAAATGTATATCATTCAGTAACTCATATCCTTAGTCAAACCGCACCCCAAGAGAAAAGAGATGCACTGGAACGTTGGCTACAAAAACCCAACAGTTACACAGAAAGGGACATTGCTTGTAAACGTGGAGAACTTGCACACTCACATGCAGAATACCTTCTCAAAACTGGTGCAAAGCTTTCAAGAAACGCTGGCAACAACCGAGGAGTCTGGAAGACTGGATCGGACGGACTTGAACGGTGCCCTAGCAAAGTTACAAAATGGGCACTCGAAAAGGCAGCAGAAAACGCCCCTAAAGTTGGTTTCTCAGCCAGTGGCTACGCCAGAGGCTTACGGTCTTTCATCCTGGAACGTGTAACGGCAATCCACGCCTCAGAATTTAGCGTCTACAACGAAAAACACGGCTACGCAGGAACAGCAGATGCCCTAATAGATATAGATGGAGACGGCCCTTTCATAGCCGACTGGAAAACCGCAAAAGACGCACGTAGCGAATCCATCATCGACCAATTCTGTTGTCAACTTGGAGCGTACAGCCTAGCTTTAAAATCCCTAATCGGACTCCGCCCTAAAAAAGGAGCCGTCATCATTGCCCGACGTAGCGGTGCCCCACAAATAAAAATCCTCAGCGAACTCGAATTACGAGCAGCCGAGGTATGGTTTCTGGAACGTAACGAACAGTACCAGCAATCTTTAAAAGCTACCTCTGTAATTTAAGTAACTTGTGCATCAGTAGATGTAAGACACAAATATCGTCTTTAACTGCCTCCCAATCCCCACGCATGAGATCATCATGCTCATCTCTAACTAAGTTATAAAGAGAGTCAAGCTCATCTTTAGTAAAAGGATTTACTTTACTCATAACCCATCATGCCATTTAGTACCAAAATTAGACATCATTTCTTGATCTGATGGCTCGTAATCTTCATCTTCTTCTGGCTCATCTGGTTGATTCCAAAAAGAGTTATTAAACAAGTCATTCTCAGCTTGTCTAAAAATCTCCGACTCCGAATAGCGTCTAGTACCCATTTTTCTCACTCCAATTAAGTTGATCTTTGATGGAACGTCCATCATCAGCTAAGTCGGTAAGAATCTTTTTAAAATCCTCCCAACTTGTATCATCCCCAGACTTTACGCTGTCCCATGTAGCAGCAAATTCTGGGCAAAAAGTTTCAACCATGTAGATAACCTTAGGTAGAACTAGGGCATCTTCATAATGAATCCCACAATAAGGATGCAGTGTTTGTGGATCGTTAGACATTAATTTTCCTCCTTGTGAAAAATAAAAGTTGCAAAATCACCAGCTAATAACCAGTCAAGTTTCCATGGCTTGTGAAAGTGAGCATCATCTAGGACATCTACGCAAGTACATCCCGTAAGTTCTAAATGCTCAAGTGTCTCAGCTATCTGTTTCTCTTCTCCTTGTTCAAGAGAATCTTTGACTCCATTTACTAAAAATGAAGCCCAATAAACTGGTAGCTTTTCTTTAACAACAGTAAAACCCATAATCAGTGACCTATGTAAGGAAAATAATTTCGTGGATCGTTACTATCTCCTGCATCTTCAGCATCGAGAACAGTAACCTTAAAACCTACAAAACCTGAATTACGTTTGAGCATTTCAACTAGGTTTTGTTTTGTGCAGCCGCTTGTATGCTCTACACGAATTAGAAAATCAGTTTGTTTCATTGGAACGGAACATAATTAAGTGCTTAAATTTTCCTAATAAATTTGAGTAATGTTGCTGAGCCTTCATGTATCTTTCTGGTTCTTCCGTAGAATCAATAGAAAGCATAATGTCCTCAGCATCCCTAAGTAAAACTGATGGATGGATCGCTTTGTATCCACCATTAGTCTCTACCTTGTCTGTTCTAAAGTTTTGATAAGCAGCTCTATACCACTCGTAAGAAGTGGTAGAGCTGATTCCATAATCCTCTTGCAACTCAGTAGTCACATTTCTACGGATATGCTTATCTTTAATATTTAGATTGTCTAATAGAGCTTGCTCAATAAACTCTATCCCTTCTTGTTTATCCATAATAGAAAAGTCCGTAATTCCCGTAAAAATTACTAAACCTTTACTTCGCACCCCCTAACTAGATCTAAAATTACCCCTTCTTTGTTCAGTGGATCGTCAGTTATAAATTTTGACTGAGTTAGAAGTTCGATTACTTCTATATCACTAAAAACCGCACTGTTATACACGTAATCATCTCTAAGTGCATAAATGTGATTTAGGGTACTGAAATAAAAGTCCCTAATATCGCCGCTTTTACAGTCCCATTTATCTGGCTCGATATAGGTTAAAAGGATACCTGAGCCTTTAATGTGTAGTTCATTCTTATCCTTTAAATGGATAAAAATTTTATCGTTTGGTTGAAAACCCATAATAAAAGTGTCCGATAGTGGTGGAACATCTTTAATGTAACACAGTAGATAGGATTAACTAGCAATTTGTTTTGATACTGTAATAAAGTATCAACTGTTTAGAAAAGTGTTTTGTGAACAGTAGGGATTAACATCTACATCTTCTATGTGTCCTACATACTGATTTTTATTTTCGTAATATTCATCTAGATAATCGTTGTAGTCTATACCTTGCTTAAACCAATTTGGATATTTAGAACAGAATTGTTCTCTAGTTAGATATTCCATGGTGGAACGTTAGCTAAAATCTATATAACATATTTTAGGCTAAAAAACTCTATTGTATTATTTTACTAACATTTTAATTTTTAGCTTGTCTAATCTACCTTATGCTGTATAGTTATAAATGTAGTACAAAAAGCTCACCCATGACTTTTATCAACAACGAAAGACACTATCAAACTGAGTTAGATACTGTCTACTCAAAATCAAATCCTATTATGGTGGAACGTCAAAATCAGAGTCCTACATTTAAAAGGTTAGGCTATCAAAAGAAAGGCAATGAGACTATTATCGGTGAAACTATTACGGATAATAAGACTAACGAACAAATCTTCTACGATACTGGTTTAACTTTTGATGTTCATACAGTTCCCTTAGTTGCTGATACTGCTAAATGCGACACTATACAATCTAATGGATATATAGATGTTCCTAACGCCAAAGCATTGATTAATGGTAGAACTGGTACTGTTTTAAGTGCTGTCAGTGGAACGTATCAGCCACTAAATAATTCTAGGACTCTAGATATTATCGAACAAAATAAAGATTTTTTAGATATTGAAAATGTTATTAATGGTCAAGGTGGCGCATTTAGTTTTGTTTCATGCGCTATGAAAGACAATATCGGAGAAGTATCTCAAGGGGATGCAATTAAAAGAAGGATGATCTTTATTAATAGTTTCAATAATGCTTATTCTTATAAAGTTGTAATTATTGATTTTAGGTTATTTTGTTTCAATCAAATGGGACGTATTAACAAGTCTAAAAATAAACTTACTATGAAACATTCTAAGAATATTACAAACTGGTCAAAACATCTCCCTGAGTATATCGCTCAAAATAGGGATGATTTGCAAGAATCAATCGAACAATTTAAAGCAATGAAAAAAGTTGAGTTAAAAGGTACTGAAACACTTAGAGAGATATTTTTGCACTCATTAGCTGATAAATTAAAAGGTCAGGTCAAAGATAAGTACACAAAGCAGAAAAGGGATAAAAATATTAGTGATATAGATAAAGAATGGATAGAAGTTAAAAATAATTACTATCGTGATAACGACTTCTCTTTATATGGTGCGTTCAATGCGATAACTTACCAACAGACACACAGTGAAGGCAGAATATTAGATGAAAATAAAAATGCTATGAATAGGTATCAATCTTTAATAGCAGGACCATGTGGGAATCGAATAGATATAGCTAGAGAAAAGTGCTTACAACTTACTAGATAACTACATTAATTAGTCAAATAATAAGTAAGGGACTTGTAAAGAGTCCCTTTTTTATTTTATTGACATACTACATTTGAAAGTCGAATAAATTAGCATTTTAAAATGTTAGTGTAGTATAGAAACTCATTAACAACATTTTAAAATATAGATTTAAGAGCCTTTACAGGCTCTTTTTTATTGTTGATTATCCTTTCTAGTGTGATATAATAGAATAGTAAATCATCCAAATTTCAAATTATGTCTGCTTATCTTGCATCTAATGACTGCCTAAACTTGATCACTACTTACTGGTTATTTGAAGTTTACCCAAACTTTGACAATAGAACTAAATTAGATTTGTTAGAACATAGAACATGGAACAGAACGCTAGAACAAGCTAAAAAGATTAATGATGATTGTAAAATTAAGAATAATCAGGTTCCTGACTTATTAGTTGAATATCTTTATCTAGAGAATAAAGACTCTTTAAATGTTAGGTATGGTGATCCTTCAATGTGGAAAGGATGTGAAAATTATAGCTACAAAGAATCAAAGTTTGCTTTTGATACTGGAATCAATGGAACGTCTAAGTTTTTACCAACTGTTAGTCAAGATTTGGCGAAAGTTGCTGTTATTACTAAAAGTTTTATGTATCAATGTGATTGTTCAGAAAAGTTTTCAAGGTCTCTAGCTTATACAATATGCAATGATGTCTTAGTGAATGTTTTAGGTAAGTTAGTTAAAAGAGAATTGAAGGGTAATGAGTGGATGTTTAATGCTGACTATGATGAAGTAGAAAACAGTGAAAAAAGTAATAGTGAACTTGTTAGGATAGTATAAAAGGTCATTTACTACATTTTAAAATACAGATTTTAAGGGACTTTTTACAGTCCCTTTTTTATTTGCGTGTCTGTTCTACTGTGATACAATAGATATGTAATTCATCCACAATTTCAACATGACAAGTTCACTAACTAAAATGAATCTACAACATTGCAGATTCACAGTATTAAAACCACTTGTAAAGTGTTTACCTGATAAAGCTTTTGTAGTCTATGCAAAGAGATACAGAGAGCTAGCTAACTCTTACAAGTTAGTTGTTGACTTTTCAGAATGTGACAGAGTTACATACTCAATACAGAAATGGTTCCTAGATCTTAGTTTCAATTCTGAAGAATACGGGATAGTTGGTTATACAAAATCCAATGGAACGTCTGCAACTATCGTTACTGCTTTTTAGTCTTCTAACCATAGCAACTCTATAAAATCATTATGTACTATCAACAAAGAACACAAAGAAGCACAACCAAAGCCAAAAAAGAGAAGATTGTATTATCTAGTATGGTAATTCTATCTGTTCTATTCTTTGGCGTATGTTCTTACTCATTTCATATCGAGGATAAAGAACACATGCGAAAATGTTTGGAACGTGAGACAAGTTCCTATTGTTTTAAAACTATCTACGGTTAATTAACTACTAAAAATTTTTACATCCCCTATATCACGTAGGGGATTTTTTATTGTCTGCAATTATTTTTATTAAACTACTACAATAGGTAGCCGACCCCGTTTATATAGTCAGTCGTGTAGACGTTTATTGTCGAGGTAGCTATGTTATTACTGTACTACATAACTATAGTAGAGTAGACGTGGGGGGTATGTCTCGACTTTTTCGCCAACTTTTTCACACCCCCCAGGACTTAAATTTATTTTGGTGAATAATGTTCTCCTGTACTACATACATATACTACACTAACGATCCGTATCTGTCAATATTATCTTGATTAATTTGTCCTTCGATAAATGAGATCTAGTTCCTGCAAGGACTCCCAGTTGTCTACACGTTAAGTACCTTAAAAATTTGTAGTATCCTTGTAGGGGGGCGGGGGAGCGATAAACAAAAGGCCCACCCAATAGGTCCAAAAATTTACGAATCAACTTTAGGCTCTACCTTAATGGAAAGCTGTGGAGCGTTGATATTTACGTTTTCCACACTTTCCCCAATCACTCTCCCCAATGAATCCAACACCTGAGCAGCAGTCTGTAACTGTCCCTTCCTCACGGCCTTCTCAAACAATCTAATCCTCATCGCTTGCAATCTCGGCAACAAATTCTCCCTATCAGTCTCCCAATCCTCATTATTCCACTGCTTCACTTTCCTCCAATCAGCCCAAGCAGTATCCCGACCAATACCCTCCTTAGCCGCATGATCCAAAACCAACTGCCTCACAGTCAGCCCCTCCAACTGCCTCCTATACAACTTCTGCCTCCTAGCTTCCACTAGAGCATCCGTCCTCCTCCCAACAGGCTCATTTTCTTTCCCTGGAACGCAAAACTGCCCGTTTTTATTACGAATAGCGGAATCAGTCACGGACTAATCCAATAACAATATCTAAATGATAACGTCAAATCTGCAATTTAGTCCAATCTATACGTGTATTAACCAACCAAAACTGCTACTCTGTACTACATGACTACAAAAACGATACCTTTAAGTTTACGTTGGGCACAGGGAGAAGTATTCAACAGCGAAAGTAGATTCCGTGTCCTAGTAGCAGGAAGACGCTTCGGAAAATCGTACCTTTCTTGTATTGAACTCCTCAAAGCAGCCATATCTAGACCAGGCGAAACTTACTTTTACTGCGCCCCGACCTACCGCATGGCAAAAGACATAGCTTGGAAAGAAATAAAACGCCTGGTCCCTAATGAATGGATAAAAAATAAAAACGAAAGCGACCTAAAAATAGAACTCATTAACGATTCCACAATCGAACTGAAGGGAACAGAAAACGCAATGGCTCTGCGTGGTCGAAGTCTCGCTGGTGTAGTCCTAGACGAAGCAGCCTTCATGGATTCTGAAGTGTGGTTCGAGGTAATACGTCCCGCCCTAGCCGACAAACAAGGCTGGACCCTCTTCATCTCCACACCTGATGGAACGGCAAGTTGGTTTTACGACTTATGGTGTTACGTCCCAGAAGATGCAACAGGTGACTGGAAAAGATGGAGTTTTACAACAATCGAAGGAGGCAACGTACCAGCAGATGAAGTACAGGCTGCCCGTGCCCAACTAGATGAACGCACATTCCGTCAAGAATTTGAAGCCAGCTTCGAGAACTTAACTGGCCTAGTTGCGGTTAGTTTCGGAGACGAAAACATTTCAACAGTCGCAAAAGATATAAACGTGATGCCAGTACTTCTGGGTGTTGACTTCAACGTTGACCCTATGTCAGGGATATGCGCTGTTAAAGATGGGGATAACCTTTACGTGTTTGACGAAATCGTACTCACAGGTGGGGCAACCACATGGGACTTTGCCGAAGAAGTCACTCGCAGATATGGGGTGGATCGAAGAGTAATAGCATGTCCTGACCCAACAGGAGGAGCGAGGAAAACTAGCGGAGTTGGTGCGACTGATCATAGTATTTTACGAAGAAGTGGATTTAATGTTTCAAGTCCGAAAGCACCGTGGAAGATAAGGGATAAGATCACTGCTGTTAATACGGCTTTACTAGATGCGAGTGGTGATAGAAGGACGTTTATTCACCCAAGATGTAAACAGTTAATTAAGTCTTTAAGGACTTTGACTTATGCACCGAATACAGGATTACCTAATAAAAACCTTGGTGTTGATCATTCTTTTGACGCTTTCGGTTATTTATGTTTACAACAGTTCAATTTGGCAAAACCTGAAACTTTAGGGCAGACTGGGTATAGAATTTACTAAAAAGATGGCTTTAACCGAAGAACAGTTGGATGCGATTGAAGCAGTGAAGGGGAAGAGAAATCCTGCTTTATGGGATCCTAGATGTGAGCAATATATAGCTAATAAATCAAAAACTTCTGGAAAAAGTGCTGTAAAAGTAGACAGTACAAGTTAGACTACGTTAAATAGTCTATTTCAGTTTAACTCATGGCTTTCTATCGTGGCGAAGAAGGCTCCGTAAAGTTCAAAAACTCAGCAGGAACTACGGAAGCAGTAACCTCTACAACAGGATGGAGTCTTAGTGTTGCAAAAGACACACTAGATTGCACTGCTCATGGAGCAACATCACGTAGTTATGTCGGATCTTTAATATCTGGCTCTGGATCTGTTGAATTTCTATACACAGCAGCATCAGGTAATGAAACTGCAAACCTACTTGCCGATGCTTTAGTAACAGAAGATGCTGGAGACGCTCAATTTGAGTTATTCCTAGATACTTCAGGTTCTAAGAAGGTCAGCTTCAGTGGAATTGTTACGAGTGTAGATTTCGGTACAACAATCGGAGATCTTCAGACAGTAAGCGTAGGTTTCCAAACATCTGGAGCAATTACTTCTGCTGCTTAAGTTAGGGCCATTTATTAAAAGGAAAGATTTGTGACGTACTCCGTTCCTGGCCCAATTCGTACCAGTATTACAAGTTCTACCAGTGTAGGTGGTTCTGATAGTCCTTTTACTCGCACCCGTGCAGTGATGGACATGGTAAAGGGGTGGGAAATT